CGGCGGGAGCGTCCGGAAGTTTTGCGGATGGCGTGAACGTCGATCCCTTACTAGGGTCAAGCGTTACGGCAAACGGAACCCTCGCCCCACCAGGACGCTTAAGCGGCGTTGGCCGGCCCGGAGGCTTCAACGCTTTAGGCGGCTTCGGACGTACGCCTTCCATTCCCTTCGGCGTACCCGTCTTCCCCGGCTTAGGAATCTTAATAGCAGGAGCCACTAACGCCCACCCATCATCCGAGCGCGAGTCTCAACACCACCAAGAAGATTACCCTTCATCCCACTAGCAACATCCTTAGGATTCGTAATCGCACCCATCACAGCAGCAGGCGACTGATCCATGATCTTCTGCGTACTCTTCTCGCCAAGCTTCTTCAACGACTCGATCAAGACTTTCTTCGGATCAGTCATTGCACTATTTTGTGGCGCGGTTGGCTTGAAGTTTACGCGCTGTGCGGAGTAGAGTGTAGAGGCCACGGCTAATAGTATACCTATGCTTCGGGCAGCACGGGAAGTTCCATGCTAGGCGGCGCTGGTAGTTCTGCTGCCATAACAATCTCAGCAGCAGTCGCCGGGATCTCTGCAATGTTCGGGTCAGCGACCATCCGCGCAATCTCGCGCTGCACGATCTCGTCTGTGGCAATACGAGCGCGTTCACTAATGGCGTTCTGCGCCCATTCTTGCGGGTCAGCCATAACATGCGCTAGCGCGGCGGCTTCAGCGTCGGTGATTGTGATGATGATTTCAAGCATGATTCTCCTTATGCTATTAGAGCGCACGATGCGTGCATATAACCAGACACATCAGAATAAGCCGCTGCGCCTTGGTTAACCCATTCAAAATAATCTCCAGCAGCACAATTTTCATAAACGTGCATAGCAATTTGCTTATGAGCAGCAACGCCGCTGACTACGGAATACTGTCTGCGTGTACCAAGTTGCAGGCTATTTTTAAAAAGATCAACGTACATTGCGGCAGCAGTAAACTCGCTCATTCCTTCCCATGTCAATAGGTATACGCCACTAACGGGAACCGTTACGCGGGTGACGCCGTTCCACATAGAACCTTGATTTACATAAGTTCCAGTCCAAGGGATGGGAGCGCCCGGAGAACGTAGCGTCTGGTTGTACAACTGGCAAATAGGCTGAAACGGACGAGTCATTCTGCCAACCGCGTCAATCCCCATGCGTTCAACATTCGACGTACGAAAACTCAGCGTCGAGTTACTATTATGAACAGGCACATTACTAATCGTTGTAAGCGCAGGATTCGGATACGAACCCGTCAAGTCTCCACCAGCAGCTCCCGTAAGAGTCGTGCCTGCATAACCAGTTACGGTATCCGCAGTCGCTTTGATGATGTAATTCGTAACAAGCGTCGGCTGCGTATTCCCGGAGTTCCCCGCAGATAAGTTATGCGTATTACTTGTAAATGAGTGAGTATGGGTAACGCTTTGGCCATTGCTTTGAACTGTTTTTAGATTCGAACCAGCACCACCAGCACCACCAGTATCACCTGACCCAAAAGTAAAGTTGCCAGTACGATGGTACATACCCGATGTTTCGCCAAGGGATGTCTGATTGACTCCGTGCGTATGAGTAGTTGACTCTGTTCCAGTCGTACCAGTATGCGTATGCGCCGCAAGCGCTTGACTTCCGCCCGCCGCCCCTAGCGTTGTACCCGTAATCCCAGAAACCCCAGCCGTAAGACGACTAGCCGCAGTGCCAAGCATATTGTCTTTACCAGCAGCAACTCGGCCACGAAGATCCGGGATGCGAAACTCGCCAGCCCCCTCGCCACCAGTGTTATACGTTGTGCTGATAACCGCAAACAACGCGGCGTACGTTGTCTGAGAAACAGCCTGACCCGCACAAAACAACCAGCCAGCAGGCGTAGACAAATCCGTACCAGCATACGGAACAATCGTACCCACCGGAGTAAGAACCGCACCACTACCCGTACCAGTAACCCACGCCGTCCCATCCCAAAAATACGACAACTTAGTATCAGTCTCAAAAATCATCTGACCCTGCACAGGATCAGCAGGACGACGAGTAGACAAACACGAAATCGCACCAGTAGCCAACTGCTTCTGAAGCGAAGAAATATTCGAGTTCATCACAGCCTGAGCCAACGGCCCCGTATCCCCCAACCCAAACCGAATCTGCTCAACCTGGTTATGCGTCAAAGACTCCTGACGATCAAGCGGAATGACACGCGGATCAGGAGGCTCGGCAATCGGCTTTATCGAAGGCATCGCCGGCGAATCAAAATCCTTAGCCACTAGACAACTCGACCCGGACGCAACTGATTAAATCCGTTCGTAACCTCAAACATAGAAAAAGACGTTGGAAAACCAGCAGTAGAAATCGTATACGTCACAGCTTGACTAAGGCTCTGATGATCAAACCGGCTAACGCCAGCAGACGTACTCGTAGGAGTAATAGAACCAATAGTAGACGAGCCGCCAGTAGCGTCAAGCCCCTTCGTCACGTTAACCACAAACGCTCCGTTGCTCGCCCCCGGATACAAGAAAGCAGAAGGATACGTCGTCGCATTAGGATACGTAGACAACCCAGGAGAAACATCGTACGTCAATAGCGTATGCCGATACCTACGCTTCTGCGCAGGATCACCATCAGTATACGCGCGAGTAGTGATCGTAGAATTAATGCGCTGACCATCCGCATCCGTCGAACCCTCAATCGGAACCACAACAGGGTCAATGCGAATTACTCGATCAAACCCAGCAGAAGCCGTAGACGTTCCCTGCTTAATTGCGTAAATACGATTCGTAGTCTGATCAGCGTCACTCGTAGACGAAGCAATTTCCAACTGGCCAGAAGTAACTCTTGTCCAACCAAACTGGCTACGAAGATCACACAAGTACCCGCCCGTAGGCAAACTAATGTAGTAATGCGAATCATTAATGTTTGCCGAACCATACACAACGCCAAACGTTCCGCCAGCGCCAAACACATCCTCCCCATCAAAAGTCGAAGCGTCAAACGTAAACGTGTTAGATGCCGACGCAAAATTACCCCAAGAATTAGCAATCTTCTTAGTCATCGTATTTACAAGAGCAGAACCATCAGTCAAATACACGCCATCAGAAGACGCGAACATCACACCCGCGCTTGTACGCTGAATGCTCTTAGCCGACAAACAACCAACCTGCTGAGAGAACGCTCGAATGTTCGCCGTAATACCACCACGACTCAAGCTCGCATTAGTAGCGCCACCCGACTGTGTAAGCAGATAACCACTTAGCATCACACAATTCTTTGTCCCAAGAACCAGCATGTTGCCAGAACCAATCGGGACAAGACCAACGATCTGCTCAATATCTTGAACATCAATATAATTAAGCGCCGGAAAACCAGCGCGCGTAGCCTGGACTAGGCCATCACAATTCGCAACAGTTGCGTCTCCAGCTTCGCGAACACTCCAAACAATACGGTTCGGGTGAGACTGCACGTTGCCACTTGTCGCATCAGTAATTGACACGTTGCCCATAAGGATGCGCGAATCACCACCACTAGAGAACACGCCTGCGCAACCAGCACTAGAAATATACTGTCCATCGTTTCGCGTTCCGACCTGCGGGAGGACGGGATAGTAATTGATACTTGTGTACGTCGTTACGGCTACGCCCGTGCGTGGATTGATCGGGGCCGGGTCAACAGTGATAGTTGATCCGCCAGCCGCAATGACTCGACCCGTGTACTCGTCAGTCCCCCCATTTGAAAGGAATACGAAACCACCAATCTTGATTGATGCTACAGCAGCAGCCCCAACAACAATCTGATTATTGCCAGCAGACGTAGTAATCGACAGGCCGCTAGCTGCGTACGTTTCAAAGGACTCTTGAAAGTCAGCCCCGCCGCACCAAGCCATAACGCCAGACCCGTTAATGGGAAAAACAATCGAATCACCATAAATAGAGTACGAGTCTACGTTTGAACCAGAGATCGTACTGTTGTACTGGTACATCGTTTTAGGGTCAGACGAGAACTCCATAGAGCCAAACTGGAGAGCGCCAGCAGCAAGCCCAACCGTATAAAGACGGCTGCGCCCATCAGGACTGGCGCTTTTCTGCGCACCAATCTCAACAGGCGCAAGGCTTGTCTGCTTGTCTAGCGCGCTAATTGATGGGCCGCGCTGAGCGAGAGAACCAGAGTTCGTAATGACAATGTTCTCAGCATCATAGACAGCGCCCTCAGGAATCAGGTGGCGCGGAACGTCACTAACAATGCCACTAAAGAAGTTAGCGTGACTTGCGTACTGAACAGTACCGGCCATACGCTAGCCCTGCCGCTGAGTAAACGAGTAATACGTCGAAGGATCGTGGAACGGGCGACGCGGATTCCGCAAGTAACCCGTCTGAATCGTCCGCGCCGTGCGACCCTGGCGACGACCAAGCCACTTCTGGAAACGATCCATTCCGAGAATAAACTTTGTATCCAGCGCGCTGCTGAGATTCTGATCTTCGCCAACCGCATCAGCAAGCCGAGACGCAGCAGCAATCGTAATCAGCCAGTGCCACTGCGAAGGAATGTCCGTAGGAATAGAATTAGCGTCACTCAGCTCCGCCGGAGCCTTTGCATAATAGACCTTCAGAATGTCGCCCGTCTGCTGCGGCGTCGGCCACAACCGGATCTGATCAAGACCCAGAAAACCGTACTGTCGAGTAGCGCCAATCGGATTCGTCGCATTCAGCGCGAGAATCTCATCCGCACTTGTCGGCTGCAAGATGTACGAGTACGTCGAGCCGAGCGCAAGATACTCAAGATACTGAAGCGCGCCAAAGTCAGAAATCGACCAATCGGACGAAATATCGTACACAGACTGGCCCATCACCAGAGGCGCGTCAACCTGTCCAACGCGAAGCTGCGCGCCAACGACGATATCTACAAGCGCATCGTTTACGTGCAGACCAGCCTCAGTATCATCATCATTCAACGCAAGGTTTTGCGCGCGCTGCTTTAGCTGGGCAAACGTAGCCACTACTCGTCCATGCCTTTCGGCCGAAGCGGGTCAAGACCACGATGCATAATCTCATGCATCCGATCATTAACCTCACTAGCGCACGTAGGACAAAGACCATTAGCGACCATCCGCATCACATCATCCTTCGTCCGCATCGGCTCCCATTCGTGAGCAATCGGCTTAAAGTCGCGCATGTTCTCAATACACGGACGCGCCGGGAACACGCTTAGGCAAACGCCACACGCCATGCCCTTAGCAAGCCGCTCAGCATCATCATACTGATTAGCGCCATGCAAATGCCAGTTAATGCTGCGCTGCGGCTCGCCGGACTCTAGGTCGTAAGTCTCTTCGGCGTGCGCCGTAATTGGCGTGCGCCACGATTGGATCTGTGCGGTACTCATGCTAGTGCTGTAGTATAACGCCTCTGCAACGACTCATTGCAAACAAGGCGGTTTTGTTTCACATGAAACATACTACGACGAATCATACGCTTCCTTTCCGACTCGTCACGAAGAAGGCCAAGTACCGCGTCAGTAAACCCATCGGCACTATCAGTGCGAATAATCGAGTCGTCTGGCACAAGCTTGTACGCCTCCACTCCGCTGGCAACAAGAGCAGCACCACTCATCGTGAACTCAAGCCACTTCAAATCACTCTTGCATCGAGTGACATCATTATCAATCACTGGCGCTAAGCCGATACTCCAGCGCGTAAGGATACGCCGATACGCTGCGACACTCGGAGTAAACGAAAAGTGTGTATACGCAAAGTCCCACCCAGGGTCTAAGCCAATAATTTGAACGTCAGCTCCAGACACGCTTGCTTTGCGTAGCGCATCTTCTACAAGGTGCGTGTGATCATAATGATTCGCACTCAACACGCACCCAACGATTCGACGCTTCTTGCTTGCCTTATGCCAATCCAGCGGGTCGCACGTATTCTCGCAAACAATCGTATTAGGATTGACCAGTTTGTACACTTCTTCCAACGCTGGCGTCGCACAAATAACATAGTCGGCCTCTTCAACCATGCGCTTATGCGACTCTTGTCGCTCGCCCCACGCCGCGCCATTCTTATCGTTGTACCGACCAACAACGCTCGCCAAGTCGGGCGACAAGTAATTATCATCCACATCAATAACGCGCTTCTTCTCTAGTCGAGCGCCAAGATCCCAATACGCTTGCGCATCACTATTCGGATACTGATACACCCACGCCGGCGCTTCATGCTTATCTGTCGCATCCCACGTTGAACGCACCACGCCACCAGCAGTGCGCGACGCAAGATCACACCGCACATAAGCCGTCCCATCGTACTTCCACTGATAGAACACGCCACTAACCGCGTCGCGCTCCTCGTACGGAGCAAGATCCCTGATAGACAAGCCAAGATCAAGCGCGCCACGAAGTGTCTGCTGATTCAATCCCTTGACGCGCTGACGATACCCGTAACGAGCAAGCGGAGCGGGAGCAAGGCGATACCCCGCACTAGCAAGACGATACGAGAAGTCCCAATCCTCAATAACCTTGTCTCGATACCCGCCAACGGCAAGCGCCACGCTTGTCTTGATCAGCATTACGCCACACACGTTCGCGTCTTGGATACGAAGCTTTGACCACGGCTCGGCGGGAAAGCGGAACCTGCGTTCGCCAAAGCCAAGCATCCACGGATACGCACCATCATGGTCAATGGCTGCTTCCCACAAGCGCCACAACGTATCCTCGTCAACGACATCATCAGCGCCCATGATGAACACGTATCGGGTTTTCACGCTAGCTAACGCAGCGTTGAAAGCACTAGCCATCTCATGCTTTCCCGCATTCTGAGCGATGATGATTCTAACGCCTCTAGGGAGCGATCTAAGAGCCTCGCGTAGCAACCCTTCGTCTTGCCCATGCCAAGGCATCACGACCGTTACGTGGCGACGCACGGCCGCCTTATACGCGGCAATGTTGTGATGCACGGCTACGCGGGGATCTCGCGACTCAGCGAAGCATCCTCAATCGCCTCACCAGCAAGCCGCAACTTCAACTCTTCAATCGCCTTCGTAATCTCATAACGAGGACGCTCACGCTGAAGCTCGTACGCAACCACATAATCAGGATCATAACCACCATCCTCAATCATGCGACAAACCATCTGCGCCGTCGAGTTACCCTTAATGCCCTTCATCTGCTCGTACGTCGGCCACGGCGGACTAAGCGGACGATGACCAACCTGGATGTAATGAAGACCATTACCAGAATCCTCAACAAGGCGCTTCTCGGCGCACTCGCGATCCTCAAGATTCGGAATCGACTCCGTGTCAAACACGCTGAACGTCAACATTGGCTGCCACGAATCGTGAGCAACACCATTCACAACGCCACTCTGCCCACTAGGAATAGCACCAAACGCGATAGGCGTACCATCGCTACGAGCGCCCATGCCCATCCACTTCTCAGCAGCCATCACCGCTTCGTCCGGGCGAACCATGCCATGAGTAAAGTCGCAGATAATCGCACTCTGAACCGTGTGCGGCATCATCGCGCCACCCGGCCCAAGGATCATCTGAACCGTATCCGGGCGAGCAATAAAAGTAAAGTTCCCGTGCTTGCTGACAAATCGCATTGATTGTCTCCTGGTCGTTGGAGTAGAAAGAACTGGGGGAGAGCCGCACAATGGCGACTCTCCCCCGCTTGTTGGCTTAGTAGCCGGTGATGCCAGAGATGATAGCGTGCTTCTTCTCGTTGCCCATCTCGAACGACCACTCGGTCAGGTACTCCTGCTTAATGGAGTCCTCATCGTTGGCCTGACGATCCGGCTTCAGCACCGTGTCGCGCAGCGGACGCATCGTAATATCGTCCATGTCGAGCATGACGCCGATACCACCGTACTGGTTCGCCGTGTTCTGGAAGTCATACCAGTCACGCTTCACCATGATCTGAACCTTCGCACCCGACGCGCTCTGGTACGAGGACAGCGAAACGCCGTACTCGGTAATACCAGGAGCCGGGGGAGCAAGCTTGCCCTGCGGGAACGAGGACAGAGCCGACGCGACGAGCGGCGAGCAGAAGAACACCTTGTTCTGCGAGCCGTAGCGGAACGCCTTGCGGAGGAACGACTCGAACACGCTCTCCGTAAGGGTGCCAACGCTAGCCGTGAGGTTAGTCGTCGCGTACTGGAACACGCCACCACAATAACCAATCGGCGCAGAGCCGCTGGTGTTGAGGTCACGCACACCCCAGAACAGGGTGTTCTCAAGCTGACGCTTATGCTCAATCAGCTTCTTCTTAGCCTCGTTAGCAGGCTCCGGGCCGCCGTACAGCTTCGACGCGACCAGCGTGTTCGTGAAGCCCCACGGGTCACGCTGAATCTGCGCGTAGTTGAAGTTAGCGACCTTCTTCGTCTGGATGAGGGTACCGAGAGTGGCACCTTCAGCAGCCGCGTTGCCAACCTTGATAACGTCAACGCCGCTAGCAGCAGAAACAGCCGTAACAGCTGTTCCGCCGATACCGCGCGTGACGTACAGCGTGTCAGCCGACACGCCAGTGACGTAGCAGTTCTCGCCCGTCGAAGCGATGCGGATAACGTCGCCGGCACGGAAGTACGTACCGGACGAAGCGCCCGTAGTCGCGGGAACGGACAGAGAAGTAGCAGACGAAGTAGCCGATGCGGAAAGCGTCGTCAGACGCGGCACCAGTTCATCCGAAAGCCACTCGACCTTCTGCGAGTAGGCAGCCCGCTTGCTGACCTTCTGAAGCATGGTCGTGAGCGGAGCCTCATCAGGCTCAAGCTCGGCAATGGTGGGGGACATGTCAACGACGCGCTGATTGGACAGAATATCCGCGTCGTCAACGACCCCAGAGAGGAGGGTAGGCATTTGGTTATCCTAGCCTTTCTGATTAGTAGGTGTGAGATGATTTGCGGTTGTCCAACGGTCGGGTTGGGCCACGGGTTGGTCGGTCACTATCAAGCGTTCAAGATAGCGTCATTGATCTTAGCATCATAATCGGTTGCATTAGTATCAACAATGCCCTGCCGCGACTGCGTAAACGCATTCTGCTGCATCTGCTGCTGAACCTGCTGCTGCGCCTGCATCGGCTGCTCACGCATCCGCACAATCGCATACAAACTACGAACGCCTTCCTGCACCTTCTCCGGCGTATCCATCCCATTCGGGAAGAACGCAAGATGAAGCTGATCGACAGGAATATTATCAACGTACTCTTGGATCTTCTCCGAATACTCGGCAAGATCAGGAATCTGAGCCTCTAGCGACCCGAGCGCGCCCTCGAACATGTTCTGAGTCTGCGCGTCACGCAACGGAGCGACCTGCTCACGCAACGAAGCGAGTTCCTGCTCGTACTGTTGCGTAACATGCTGCGTCTGCTGCTGCGTATACCACGCCATCGCCTCAGTCGGCTTACGCTCAAACCAATGCTCCCAAAGACCATCAACAGTTTCCTTCGGAACGCGATCAGCATTCGCAATCGCCCACTGCGCAGCCTGACCCGGATCACGCTCAGCCCAACCAACAAGCTGCTCCTCATTATCCGGCTCGCCATTAAACGCGACACCCCACGGGCGCGGGGCCTCGTATTCTTCCTCATCATCTGCAGACAACAGAGCCTCTAGCTCGGACAAGCGCTGATTCTGCTGCGTGTTGTACGCCTCAAGATTCTTATACGCCTCAAGAACATCGTCGGGACTCTTGAACTTGCCAAGGATTAGCTCTTCGGGAGCCTCCTCAACGTCTGCACCGCTTTCCGGTGCAAAATCCGCACCGCTTTCCGGTGCATCATGCCCAGAGCCGCCATGCATGATCGCGTTCGCAATCGGATCAATCTCGTCAACGATTTCGGTCGTATCGTTTGTACTCATCTAGTCCTCCAGTCGGATGGTCAGAATTACTGATTGTTTAGGCCGGAACCGGCCCCGAGCGCAGCAAGGATTTCCGGCGGAATGCTCGGCATTCCAGGCGCTGCGCCCATTGGGGTTGTCGGTTCCGGCTGTGACTGACCCGGCCCTCCGACCAAAGGCGGGTTCTGCACCTGTTCGGCATCTCCAAGATACTCTTTCGGATCTTCGTCAAACGCTTGAATAACATCCTCAGCGACTCGACGCATATTAGGAGTGACGCCACTCTGGGTAAGGAGAGCATAATTCTGTCCAAACCAATTCGCAAACGCAAGAGCCTCAGCGCGACGCTCCTGCCGCATAAGGCTCTCATTCGCATCCTCGACGCGGAAATCGTACTGGCCTTGAATATCAGTAGGCGTAACGACTTTCCACTCAGCATCAGAATCACGATCAATCCTGACAGCAATAGGGCCGGGAAGGAGCTGCTGATTCAACGCGACCTGCTGCTCGCCGGCGCGTCGCATCGCATACATGATCTGCTGCTTCATCCGAATGATGCGCTTAGCAGCCATATTACTAATGACCGAAATGCCTGTTGCTGTCGTCTGATCAATCTGAGTATTAGAAGCGCCACTCAAGTAGCCAACCGCGCCCGTAATGTTCTGAAGATCACCCTTCAGCATCTCCTCGGCCTGCACGCTCGGCTGAAGAATAGAGATGTTCGGCACCCACGCCTGCACCTGATCAGGACGAAGCGGAATGACAGCGCCAGGGTAGAGGCGAATGTCCTGCTGCTCAGTGTTCGGATCAACAAACATAGCCGCGTTCGCCATGAACTTCGAGTTGTCAATGCGCTGATTCTGGAGTTCCCAGAGGGCAATCTGAAGGTCACTGATGATCTCAACAATGCTCTTGCCACGGAACGAGAATGGCGTCGGCATAATGTTTGCAACGACGAAGGGGAACTGGCCGTGCCAGAACGGGGAGGCACAATCACGAATAATCGTGTTCCGGTTGGCGACAACGGTTAGGCGCATCATGTTGCCGTCACGCCACCACCACTCAACAACTTCGACACGATTGCGCCGTTCTTTATCTTCAGTAGTTGTCGTCGTAAGCTCGACGATCTTCTCTAGGTTGTCATACACGCCGGCGGCTTCTAGGCTGCGCTTCGACTCGTACGTACGGAAGAAGACGTACTCGGCATCGTCAAGACTGGTGGCGTTTGCGTCCCAGAGAAAATGATTAGCGTCTACGTTGACGAAGCCTGGCTGCTGCCGGTACGGAACGGTCTGGTACGGCTCGCGCATCCCGAGCGGATCAGGCTTGTAGTTCGGAGTGGGGACTTTCCGCCACTCTTCTAGCCACGGAATCTTCGCAATGCTGATGCCCCGAATGAGGGACTGCTTGACGAAGAGTGCGTACTTCTCGGCAAAGTTATCCTTGTATCGCTGCTGCTTTAGAATGTTCGTGAGAAGGTCAGCGCCTTCGGAGTAGTCGGGTTGTGCGGGGATGACGCGAACGTCAGGCTCGTCATCAACAATGTTCGACTCGATAACGTCAATGATCTGGAGCGCGTACGGAGGGTGCAGGTCGCTCTGCCACTCACTGTTGGATGGCTTGATGATTGCGTTGTAACCATCATCACACTTTTTGTAGAACTCTCGATTGGCGCGGTGCTTCTGGTCAGAATAGCCCCAACACTTTTGGAATCGGTCTAGGAGTTTCTTCTGGTCGGTAGACTCAATCATTATGCGGACTCGTATGTTCCGCTTACAACGATCTTGTCTGTGGCTGCCCACACAAACGGAACAGTTGAGGTTATAGCAGTAAGCGTCGTGTATGTACCAGCGGCATTAATTGCGTAACAATCAATTCTAGAAGTCGTGCCAGCATTCGCAACGCCAGGATACGTTGCCCCAGCGTCAACTAGCTTAACATCAAAATTGCCAGCATCCGTACTGAGCATTGCAAACGGAGGAAGCGCAATCCCAACAAGGCCAGACACTTGCGCACCAGTTAGCGTCAACGCAACATAAAAGTGAACCGTCTTGCCAATCTTCACGTATCGAGCAACCGTAATAGGCGCAGTCGTATTAGTCAGCGCCGGGACATACGCTGTCCACGAACCAAGAGCGTCTACGGTGTCGCTAACTGTTTTTACGCCAAGATCAATCGTGTTCAGCGCAAGCGCATTGATTGGCGTACCCGTATTCGGAAAGTCTTGGAAACCACCAGAGTAAGGTCGGGTATATGGCATTTAAGTCTTGATGATAAAATTGAGTGTCAGAAAAGACGGGCCGTCAGTTGGAACAGTTGTCTGCGGCCCAGCAGTAACCGTCGGCGTAACCGTAGTCGCAACAGTAACACCAACGCTATGCGTATGGTTAGGCGACGTTCCAAAAGAACTAAGCCCTTCATAACCAGCAATGCCACCAGCTTGGCTGCTGTTGACAATGGCGCGCTGGCCAATACCACTACCAGCAGCAAAGTTAGTGTTATTTACAATGCTTGCATACGACTGCCCACCCGTAGTGGCCTCGCTAACAGTGGCCGAAGACGAAGCAGTAGCCGACGCCGCAACCGTATGCTTATGCTTAACTCGACGATCAGCAAGGGCCGCACCATCATTATCACCAATAACATCAACATCAGCATTCGTACCAAGCCCAACGGGAACCCGGCCGCGAAGATCAGGAAGAAAAAAGTTTCCACCCGTATCAGTACCAAACTTGTTAGCCCCAATGATCGCATAAAGCGCACTATACGTTGACTGGGAAACCTGACTACCATCACACAATAGCCACCCAGAAGGAGCAGCAGCCCCAACATACGAAGTAAGAGAACCAGCGGGAACAATATAAGCGGTCGCTGCCGTCAGGCGCGTGTCAAGATCAGTAAGGTCTGCAACAACAATGTTATGCGCAGAAGCGTTATACTTGTCTCCTGGCGAGACTGTCGCAGGCGTGGTAAACGGCATGTGTTTAGTCTATCAGTAAAGGGCAACGATGTTTGTCGCGTCAGTATTTGTTACACGGACGCGCTTTACTCGCATCGGAACAATTTCGCCACGCGCCAACACGAGCGTAATCGGCGTATCATCGCCACTAAGAATCACGCTCACATCCGAATGACTCGAAGTAGACTTGGAAGCGTAAAGCGCGCGAGTAATTTCATCAAGATCTTCCGTGTCGCTCGGAGTCACTAGGCGACTACGAGTATACGGCGCATTAATCGCCGGATCAGTCTGCTGAAAATTATTAGTAGGCACCAGGCGCACCCATGTCCGGTGCGCCCCCCATCATCGGCGCACTCATCGGAGCCGAAGCTCCACCAAGCGGCGCGCCAACGCCACTCATCATCGGACTCATCGGAGTCGAGACAGCAGCCTCACCAGCCGGATTCGGCGTCGGAAGGCTAGAGATAAGCATCATCATCTGCTTCTGCATCTCTTCCTGCATCATCGCCATCTGACGCTGCTGATCCATCATCTGCATCGTCTGCGCCTGCGCGAGCTGGCTCATGCCGGGAAGGGCCGCGACTGCGGGAGGGATCGGGCCGCCGGGGGTGGGCGGTGCGCTCATTGGTGCGGGCGGCATCATTGGAGGTGCGCCCATCATGCTCGGATCTACTGCCATGCGATTATTGTAGCACCTACTCCATCTCGGAGTCTGGCGCTTCCTCCTTATCCTTGTTTCGCATGTACATGGTGATGGCTTCTCCGATTAGCATCTGATATTCGGCGCACTTCGGGCAAGACTCGGAACCGTACTCTTCCTTGTCTTCCATCATTTCTTCGTTTTCCGACATTTCCTTGTTTTCTTCCATGTTGCCTTCGTCGTCGCGATACGACATGGAGTCTGTTACTGCTTCTTTGCGCGACATGGGCTTTATGCGCATGAGGGCAACGCTGACTTGGGGAGCGTTCTTCTTCTTGAGCTTGTCGAGCGCGTCCATTACTTAGCGCGCTTGCCGTACACGGCGGGATTCATATACTTCGCCTCGGCGCCCTTTGCGCCCTGAGTCCCAGACGGGTTCATGCCCATTTCGCCACGCTTCTTAGCCGCCTCACCAGTGCGAGCGTACTTAATCGCATCGTTCTCTTTTGCGCGCTTTCGAAGAGCGGCCTTAAGGTTGCTGCTAGCAATATTTCTGCGAGTCGTTTCGTTGCTAGACGGAGGCTTCGGAGCGCCACCAACGGCTGTATTAAAAAACGGCGTACTCTTCCCATCGCTCTGAAACTGTGGCATGCGAAAACTATACCTTACTCTGCGGACTTCTTACGACCAGCAGCAGCGCGACGCTGAAACTCTTCCTTACCAAGCTTTTTACGACCAATATACGCAGCCAAAGCCTTCGGATCACGCGAACCCTTCGCGCTCAACGACTTCACCAGCTTGTCGTACTTCGACATACTCATACAAGAATCATACCCTACTTACCAGACTCCACACGCTTAATACTTGCAGCCTGCCGAGCAGCCCACGCCGCACCAGCGTCCCCGCCCCACGCCTGCCACGCCACATACCCTGGAGTCTCCTTACCCTTCGCGCCCCAATTAGGCTTGCGATCAACGGCGTGACGCGAAAAGAATGAGTGCATCCGCATAACATGATCACGCGACAATGGTGCGCCACTGGCGATCTTCCGCGCGCGAGTAGCCGTAGCAGGCTCGAAGCCTCCGCCGGCACGCCCACCCTTAACAAGGTCTAGCCCTCGGCGCGCTGCTGATTGCATTCCAGAGCTAGGCTTATACTCACTCATGCTTTAAGGATACATGCTACGGTTCGCGAGCGGCTAGGAGAAACCAAATCCCATCCCGCTCACTCGCGGAGTCTCCTAGCCGCGTCCAACAACAAATCTTGGCGCACGCTTCTGAAGATTAGGCTGCGGCTCAGGCTTCTTACGCTCAGCAAGGCGAATAGGAGTCGTGCATTCCTGCTGCCACAC